AACTCGAACATCCCTTCGACTGCTGCTGATCTGAACGAAACGTCGCTTGAAGCGGCTGTCATTCAGATTGCTGGCTGGACGGATGAACGTGGCCTGCTCATCGCGGCGAAGCCGCGTAAGCTCGTCGTGCCGCCGAGCCTGATGTTCGTTGCAACACGCCTGCTCGAAACCGAACTTCGCGTTTCGACGGCTGACAACGACATCAACGCGATCAAGTCGAATGGCTCGATCCCAGAAGGCTACACCGTCAACCACTTCTTGACCGACACGGATGCGTGGTTCCTGACCACCGATGTGCCAAACGGTCTGAAGCACTTCGTTCGTACGCCAATGGCGAACTCGATGGACGGTGACTTTGATACGGGCAACGTCCGGTACAAGGCTCGCGAGCGTTATTCGTTCGGCTGGTCTGACCCGCTGGGCATGTACGGTTCCGAAGGCGCTGCCTAAGGAAACAGGGGGAGGGGAAGTGGGAAACTACTTCCCCTCTTTTCTTTTAGGTGCTATACCTACTGCACTAGGTGATTAATTCGTACCGACTGCCCTAGCAGACATAGTAGAGACGGTGCGAAGAAGTGCTACTACACGGAGATTTTTAATGGCTAACACAACTTTCAACGGTCCAGTTCGCTCGGAAAATGGCTTCCAGACCATCTCGATCAACCAATCGACCGGCGATGTAACCACGACTGCCACTTTTGGTGCAGCCACGTCGGTTACTTCTTTGGCAGCGACCACGGTAGCGGCAACTGGCGCTGTCACGGCAGCTTCGGTAACGGCGACTGGCAACGTCACGGCTGACAGCGCTACTGGCCTTGTCGCTGGTGGTGCTTCTGCATTCATCGCAACCAACGTCGCCGCTGGCATGGGCATCTACTTCGGTTCAGGCGTTCCGACTGTTGCTGCTGCACAGGGTTCGCTCTACCTCCGTAGCGATGGTAGCACGACTTCGACCCGTGCGTACATCAACACGAACGGTTCGACCACGTGGACGGCGCTCACAACCGCTGCTTAATCGGTAATAACCTCTAAGAAGGAGAATACTGATGGGTATGCAATATGACGTCAAGAACATACACCGGAACACTTCCGGGTCGTTGGTAGGCTACCGCACACGCGTTAAGGGTATGGTAATTACTTCAACCGGTGCTGGCGCTGGTTCTGTCCTCCTCAAGGATGGCGGTTCTGGCGGCACCACGCAGATTGAAGTCGATGTGCCCGCTACTGCGGCTTTTCATACTGTATATATTCCCGGTGAGGGTGTACTGTTCAAAACCAACGTATATGCTACGTTGACGAACTGTTACGTCTCAATTTTCTACGGGTGATATATGCAAGCGCAAAAAGGTTACGATTTAGCCGGTAAGAGTATCTTCATTGCTCTGCCTGCCTACGACTTCAAGGTTTCCTTGAAGCTGGCGATTTCGCTGGCCCGGTTCACGCAAGTGGCCGGTCAGCACGGCATTGCGGTTCAGATTGGTTCGATCTGCGGCTGCTCTGTCGTTTCCCGCGCTCGTAACCTGCTTGCTAAAGATATGTTGGAGTCGGAGTGCGATTATCTCCTCTTCATCGACAGTGACATCAACTTCGAACCCGAACATATCTTCCGCCTGATGGCGTGGGGTAGCGACCCGAAAAAGGGCATCGTCGCCGGGGTTCCTCGTACACGTAGCGAGAATAAGGTCTACATTGCTGACCTTGACTACGACGAGAATGGCGAACTGACCATGAACGGTATGGGTCTGGTGCGTGGCAAACGCGTTGCGACCGCCTTCATGTTGATCCGTCGTGAAGTGTTCGAAGTAATGACTGAAGCCCACCCTGAGTGGGTCTACAAGGATCAGCGCTCTGACCGCATGATCCCCTGCCTTTTTGATTTCAAACTCACCGAAGAAGGCTACATTGGCGAGGACTTCCTGTTCTGCGACCGTGCCCGCGAACTCGGCTTTGAAGTTTGGATCGACCCCACAATCAAACTGGGCCACATGGGCGTACAGGAATATGAAGGCTGCTTCGGCACCGACGTTCTGTACCCGATGATTGTCCCCTACAAAGAGGAAGCTGCATAATGGCTCGTGAATATGGAACTGATCCTTATGGCATCATCGCACGTGGCGTTCCCGGTGAGCGCAGTGCTTCGCCAGTTAGCTTTGGTAGTGTTGGTAGTCCCGTGCGTAGCCTTGTCAGCCCCGGCCAGTCTTTTGGTACTGGCGTAGGCGCAAGGTTTGGTACGTCTTTTGGCCCCGGTGTAGCCGGAAGCGGTCCCGTTGATATGCGCAAGAACGCTATCCCCGGCGCTGTGAAAAAAGCTGCTAAGGGCGGCAAAGTCGAAGGCGGCAATGCCGATATGGCTCAGGATAAGGCTCTTATTAAGAAAGCTTTCCGGCAGCACGATGCTCAAGAGCACAAAGGCAGTAAAGGCACTAAGCTGAAGCTCGCCAAGGGTGGTTCAACTGCGTCCAAGCGTGCCGACGGCTGCGCAACCAAGGGTAAGACGAAAGGACGTTTTGTCTAATGGCAAGCGAGAAAGAGCGGGCACGCCAAGAAGCAGCGCAAAAACAACAGGAGCGCCAAGAAGCAGCGCGAAAACGGAACAACGCAAAGTACAAAGCGTGGAGGGAACAATACCCTGATGAGCCGTATCACGCGGGTTGGGATAAAGGGTATACGATAAAAGGGTTCGAAAACGACTCTCCGGCAGGGTTTGATCCTGACCCTGAACTGCGCCGTGGCGGCAAGGTCAAGAAAATGGCCAAGGGTGGTTCAACTGCCTCCAAGCGTGCCGACGGCTGCGCTACCAAGGGCAAGATAAAGGGGAAGTTTGTCTGATGGCTAAGACCCCGGCTTGGACACGTAAAGAAGGTAAGAACCCCAAGGGCGGCTTGAACGCCAAGGGTCGTGCGTCTTACAACAAAGCCAATCCGGGGAAGCCGGGGCTTAAGGCTCCGCAACCAGAAGGCGGTGCCCGCAAGAAGTCATTCTGCGCTCGTATGAGCGGGATGAAAAAGAAGCTGACTTCGGCCAAAACGGCCAACGATCCAAATAGCCGGATCAATAAGTCGCTCCGGGCATGGGATTGCTAACATGGAGATGATGATATGGAACATCATCCTGAGTGCTATCGTCGCGGTCCTTGGCTTCATGGTCAAAGGCAAGTTCGATGAACTCGACCGTATTAGCATCCTGCTCAACAAAACGCGGGAAGAGGTGGCACGTGACCACGTTACACGTGCCGAAGTCGATAAAACGCTCGATAAGCTCGCAGAGCGGATCGACAAGAGCATCCAGCGGCTCGAACTTAAGCTGGACGAAATGAAGAAAGGCTAAGTCATGGTAATGAGAGCGAAGAATATTGGTAAAAAAGTTGATGCTGACGTTGGTAAGGCGTTGGCAAATATCGGTTCGATGCGCCCGGATATTAAGGCCGACGATACAGAGCTTAAGGCTGCTGTAGCCCCGAAAAAGGCTCAGTCGTTTGGCGAAGCTTTCAAAGCTGCACGCGCTGCTGGGGACAAAACTTTTACTTGGGGTGGTAAATCCTATGCGGCCAAGATGGCTGGCGAAGGCGCGAGCAAGCCTACGGCTAAAGCCGCTGCTCCTAAAGCTGCTGCTCCCACTGCCGCCACTACTTCTCCAACGAACACTCGTGCACAGATGGAAATGCGCCGTACAGCTACACGTTCACAGGCTGCGATTCGGGAAAAGCGGGCTGAGAACCAAGCTGATTTTCGTAAGCGTATGCAAGCAAAGAGAGCGGGGGAGTCTACTGGTACCACCAGCGCTGGTCCACGCGATAACAGTGCTGCTGGCCGCCGTGCTCGTATGGGCAAAGTTTTCTCTGCTTTGAACCCGTTTAGCTACCTTCCGGAGAACAAAGACTTTGAAGAGAGCCAAAAGAAGAAGTACGGCTACAAAAAAGGCGGCTCCGTCGATGGTTGCGCCATTCGCGGCAAGACCCGCGCTCCATTGAAGAAAGGTAAGTAATATGGCCGCATATAAAGGCACCAAAGAGCTTCCCAAGCCCAGCAACAAGCAGGCGCGGATGATGTTCACGTCCATGCAGAAGGACCGTGAAGGAATGGGAAAGGGCCGTCCTGACAGCGTTCAGCGCGGAGAAAAGGGTGAAGTAGCTTCTATGAAGAAGTACGCTGCTGCCGGTATCGTTAAGAAACTACCAACAGCTAAACAAATGGGGAATCTGGGTATGGCTAAAGGTGCTAAGGTTACGTCCAAAATGGCTGACAAAGCTGGTCGCGCTCTCGTGAAGAAGT